ATCGCGCCCGCAACGAATCGATCTGGCATGAGGGCTGGATCATCAAGGCCAATGTCACGGTGCAGGGCTGGTTGCGCGCCGACGGCGGGCTGTGGCGCCCGGGCGATGACGTCCATATCCGTTCGCCGATGGCGATGCTCGACGCCGTGCTCAAGATTCAGACCGTGACTTTCAGCCAAGACCGCAACACCGGCACGCTCACGGTGCTGGAGTTGGTAGCGCCGTGGCTGTTGAAGGACATCGGGGATTATCCCGTCGGCCCGAGTGGTCCGGTGCCAGCCGCGCCCAACGCCAACGATGCCAAGCCGAACAGCCAAGCGGCACAAACGCCACCGGCTGCCGACGTCCAAGACCCACCGCCGGAAATCCTGGAGTGATCTCCCATGCACCGGGCCACCCCACTCGACACATCATTCCGCTCCTACGTCGCGGGCGGCGCGCGCAGCGTCATCGATCAGGCCGATGACAGCAAGCTGATGCAAGAGATGGGCGGCAACTTCATGAAGGGCGAGACCAGGAGCGCAGTCGAGAGCCCGCAGAACTATGGTTTCACGTCGGTGGTGCACGACTCCGACAAGGACGGGGACGGCAATATTACCGGCGGCGCCGAGGGCTTCGTTTCGTTCATGGGCGGCAATCGCTCGTTCCCGGTGTGCGGCGTGATGGATGATCGCAGGCATCGCCTCAAGAAGCTCGACAAGGGTGATGTGGCGATGTTTCGCGGCAAGGACGATCAGCAGCAATTCCATCTGACCGGGGATGGCGGCTTTTGGAGCGCGGCCGACGACAAGACCGTGCGCATGCAGCTCGTGCCCAAGAAGCAGCAGCAACAGCAGGGCCAGGGCCAAGGTGGCGGCGCGTCGCGCGCGGCCGACGGCGCGTCGGGTGGCGGCGGCAATGGCCAGGGGGGACAAGGCCAGCAGGCGACCGGCCAGGAGTCGGTCTACAAGGACGGCAAGGACGGCACCCAATACGTCGATGTCACCGGCGATGCGACGCGCTGCTCGGGCAAGAACGTCAAGCACTATCTCGACGACAAGGAGTGCTACTACCACGCCAGCGGTGCCGACAAGATGGTCTATCACGGCGGCGAGAAGGACAAGCACACCTTCGCCAAGATCATGACCGAGTCCGGTCCATCGTCGAATTGTCTCGCGCGCGTTGATGCGCTTGCCGCCGACGAGGACCCGGTGGTGTTCGACGCTCGCGGCCAGCCGGTGCGTCGGCGGCCCTATCTCGCCGCTGCCGCTGTGGCGCTGATCGCGTTCCTCCTCGGCGCGACCTATCAGACGGTGCGCTTGAACGCGCAGGAGCCAGCCCACGTGCTGGCTGCGTTCGAAGAATGACCGTGATCGACACGGCAACCGACGTCCGCCTTGTCCAGCAGGGCCGCTTCCCATTTCAGACCGAAGTCTCGGTCGATTGGATGTTGCGTAGTGACGGCTCGCTCGATGACACCCAAGCACTCGCCACCGCAGTGATCGTTGCGCTCGGCACTGACGCGCTTGCCGATGTCGATGACATCCTGCCCGATCCCGACTCGACTGATCGGCGCGGGTGGTGGGGCGATTTCGATGCGCAGCCGATATGGGATGGCTGGCCGATCGGCTGTCGCTTGTGGCTCTTGAAGCGCGAGAAGATCGTCGGGCCGAACGCGATACAGGGCGCGACGTTAGTGCGTGTCGATCGCTACATCCGTGAAGCGCTCCAGCCGTTCCTCGATCTCAAAGTCGCGTCGCGCATGGAAATTGCGGTCGCGCGCGTCGATACCCAGCGCATTCAGGCGCTGGTCCGGCTCTACCGCGGGCCAGAGCTTGCGGTTGATCTGCGCTACCAAATCCTTTGGGCCGACATCCAACCCTAAGAATCATCATGCCCTGGTCAACCCCGACGTTGCGCGACGTGCGCAGCATGGTCCGCGACTATGTTCGCGGCTCACTGCCCGGCGCCGATGCCACGATCCCGAACAGCGTGCTGCGCGTCCTGTCTGATAACCAGGGCGCGTTGTGCCATCTCACGCTGCAATACGTTGACTGGCTTGCGTTGCAGCTCCTGCCTGACACCGCCGAGACCGAATGGCTCGACCGGCACGGCGATATCTGGCTGGTCAACAGCGATGGCACCACCGGTCGCAAGATGGCGACGCCCGCGATCGGCACCGCCAACTTCATCGGCAACGCTACCGGCGTCACGGTGCCGATGGCAACGCGGTTGAGTTACGCCGGTGGGCAGGAATTCGAGACTATCGAGGAATTCATCGCCGACGACACGCCGTCACCGGGAGCAATCCGCGCGCTCGATCCCGGGGCTGTTGGCAACCTTCTGCCGGGCTCGGTACTCGCGATCGAGCAGACTATTCCCGGGCTGACGGGGACTGCCACCGTCGTCACGCTCGACTTCGGCACCGACGAGGAAACCGACGACGAGCTGCGCGCGCGTGTCTTGCAGCGCATCCGCCAGCCGCCGATGGGCGGCTCGGCCAACGATTACGTCTCGTGGACGCTCGCCGTCCCAGGCGTGACGCGCGCGTGGTGCTCGCCGCAGGAGATGGGCATCGGCACCGTCACGGTCCGCTTCATGTGTGACGATCTCCGCGCCGACAACGGCGGCTTCCCGCTGCCGCAAGATATCGATGCCGTGAACGCCTATCTGCAAACCGTGCGGCCGGTCGCGACCAAAGACCTGTTTGTCGAGGCACCGGTCCCGTACCCGATTGACCACCGCATCACTTATCTCGACAGCGACGACGCGGCGACGCGCGCGGCGATCACCGACAGCCTGCTCAAGATGTTCAAGCAGCGGCAGGCGCCGGGCGCCACGTGGTACCGCTCGTGGTCAGACCAAGCCGTTGCCGAAGCCGTCGGCGTCGTCGCCTACACGATGACGATGACGAGCGACACGACCGTGATGCCAAGCCCCGGATACATGCCGGTGTTGGGGGATGTTGAATATGTCTGATCGGCATATCCGCCGGTCGGGTGACGATTACGCGCAGGCGCTGATCTCGCTGTTGCCGAAAGGCCCGGCATGGCCGCGTGATCCTGGCTCGATCTTGGTCGCGGCGCTCACCGGGCTCGCCGAATATTGGGGCTTCGTGGACGGCCGCGCCGCCGATCTCCTGGAGCGCGAAAGCGACCCGCGCCAGACCATCGAGCTGTTGCCCGATTGGGAGCGCGCGTGGGGCCTGCCTGATCCCTGCATTTCCACGCCGCAGACCATCGCCGATCGCCAGCGGATGCTGGTGCTGTGGATGACGATGCTCGGCGGCCAGTCGCGCGCGTTCTTCATCGGCGTCGCCAAGTGGCTCGGCTACACCATCACCATCACCGAATACGCGCCGTTCATGGCGGGCGTCTCGCGCTGTGGCAACACCGGCTACGAGAACACATTAGTCGGCGGCGTGATCACCGAGCCGCGCTGGGAAATCGGCGCGCCTGAAATGCGATTCTACTGGAGCGTTCACGTCAATGGCGTGGCCTTGCAGTGGTTCCGCGCCGCCAGCGGTCAGGCCGGTGTCGATCCGCATCTGCGCATCGGCGTCCCACTCGATCTCGAATGCATCTTGAACCGCTGGAAGCCCGCACAGACGCAAATCGTCTTTGACTTCTCTGGCTCGGGGACCAGCGACCCACTAGCTGGCACCCCATAGTGCACGGAGGCATGTCGTGAAGTACCAAGCGCCCTATGGCGTCACCGATCCAAACGCCCCCTACATCAACGGCAATCCAGCGACCGGTGTGCAAGGCTCGATCCCGCCCGCGGCGGCCTTCGAGCAGCCGCTGCGCGAGCTGGACAGCCTGATCAAGGCGGCGCAGTTCACCCCGGCCGACAGCGATCTCCAGCAGGTCGCGCGCTCGGTGCGCCAGGGCGTCAACTACATCGACGCCACCAATGTCGGCGGCAACGTCAATGCCTTGGCGGCGGTCAACCCCGCGAACGTGCCGCCGCTGGCGCAGTACAAGATCGGCTTGCGTCTCGATCTTCGCATCCCTGCCAACAACACCGGCGCGGTGACGCTCGCCATCGACTCGCTGTCAGCGGTGCAGGTCGTGCGCTGCAATGGCGCGGCACTCGCGGCCGACGATCTTGTGGCGGGCATGGTGGTCGAGCTGATCTATGACGGCACCCGCTTCCAAATCGTCAATTTCCGTGGCGTGACCTCGACCACCACCAACAACAACAACTTCGTCGTCAACCTGCCCTACACGGCCGACACATCGCCGAACGTAAACACGATCGTCGCGCCGTTCTCGCCCGCCATTACGACGGTCACTCCCGGTGAGGCGATTCTGGTCAAGCTCGCACACACGCTCACCGGCCCCTCGACAATCCAAGTCAATGCGCTCGCTGCCGCGCCCGTGGTGCGCCCCAACAGCCAGCCGACCCAGCTCAACGATGCCTGGATCGGAGAAATCCTGCTGCTGCTCTACGACGGCATGAAATGGCAAATCTGCAACAGCATCGGCTTGCCGCAAGCCTATCTGTCGGCGAACGCAGATTGGTACGTCAACGCCATCAGCGGCAACGACTCCTACGACGGCACGGCGGCGACCGGCACCGGCCCGCACGGGCCGTTCCGCACGATGATGCGCGCGGTCAACGAGACCTACAAATACAACATGAACGGCTA